TGTTTCTCCCTTGTGGAACTTGTGCGCTCCCCTGCACTGAGCTGTCGCCCCTGCCGTGCTGTTTCTCCCTTGTGGAACTTGTGCGCTCCCCTGCGCTGTGTTTGGTGCGAACTGCGTTCGCAATGAGGGGGATTCTTGAGCGGCGTTCCCCTCTTTTTGGAGCATTGAAAGCATTGAAAACATTGAGAGTGTTGAAAAATCATAGATTTTCCAACACTCCCAACATTTCCAACACTTCCAACACCCCAAAAATTCACCCCCTAGCCGCTCGCATGATGGATTTCCCACATAGATAGCGCTTCGCTTTTTTTCTTTTTCTCTTAGAATATGTGCTGCTTTCCTCGGGTCTTTTTCTTTGTGGTTTTGTCCGCTGTTTGTTTGTGTTTTTTGTTTTCTTTTTCCGTGTTTTTTCTTTTTGCTCTTGTGAAGCTTGCCTTGTGTCGCTTGTCGCTCCATGTGAGGGCTTGCGCCTGCTTCCGTGAGTAGTTTTCCCTCGTTGCTTATCACTTCTCCACAGGGCTTATAGTTACTTTTGCGAGGGGCTTCACTCATGCTGTTTGTTGCCTGCTAGTTCTCATAACCCGAAGGTCGTTGGTTCAAATCCAGCTCCCGCAACCAATAGTTCCCACGACCGAAGTTAATGTACTTTGTATGTTAATTTCGGTCGTGTTTTTTATATCTATACGAGAAATGAGCAGGCGTATAGCTTTATCATCTGGGCTGTCATGCAAAGCCTTGAGCCAAAGAGAAATCTGATCCGTAGTGTAGTCCTTTGGCATTTCCGTCTTCTTCAATGCCTCTATCTCAGAACGGAGCTGGTTCATCTTCGCACCGATATCCTCGATAACGTCAGCTGGGAGGACACCACTTGACATGTTGGTCATCAATGTGTCATACTGCTTCTGCTTCTCCGATATCTTAGATGCAACTATCTTTTTGAAGTCAGCGGCTCTCTCAGGCTCTCCGCACTTGTACTTTCGCATAGCATTAGCAATAGCCTTTTGATTTTCTTCACTGAGTAGGGTGCGAAGATATGTCTTAGCGGCGTCATCAACGATATCCATAGATATCATAGGTGCACCGCACTTCTTTGAACAACGATAGTAGTGATATACGTGTCCTTTCTTCGTTGATATGTGTGCGTGCATTTTCGCACCGCATGAGCAGTAGACTAACCCACTGCATAGATATGATGTCTTTGGTCCACTCTGTTTTCTGCTATCCATAATCTTCTGCACCTCGTCAAATGTTGCCTTGTCGATTATCATCGGCAAGGCATTTTCTATTCTTATAGCATTAGGTTTAGACCTGCGCTTGGATCTATCCTTTTCCTCGTCAACGCAGTATATATATGTTCCTGTGTATTTCTCGTTTCGTAGTATCTCATATACCGCAGAATACTTCAAGGGCTTTCCACGCTTGCCTACAATGCCCACTGCCGCCATTTCTGCGATAATGTCCTTAGTTCCCTCGTGATTTTTCACCGCCGCAAAGATCTTGCGGACATATTCCGCTTCATAGGGGTTTATAACATACTTCTGATCAACAATGTCATATCCGAACGGAGGATAGCCACCATTGTGAAGGCCCTTCAGAGCCACCTCACGTTCTCCCTTCTTCGTTTCATTTGCAAGGTTATCTATATAGTATTCTGACATTGACCACATCAGCGCACGCATTATCTTGCTCTCTGGTCCGAAGCCGAAGTCCTGACCAACAGCTATCAGTGTAATGCCCATTTTCTGCAGGCGAGCGTCAAGATTAACGTGTTCGCCCAGTGATCTAGCCACACGATCGTATTTGTGAATAAGAATAGTATCGAAAGTACCCTTATTGCAATCTCTCAACATTTTTTGATACTGCGCACGGCTTGCTGTCATTGACCCCTTACCACTGATAGCCTCGTCCGCATATACTGCTACGATATTATATCCCTTAGTGGCGGCATACTGTCTGCACGCCCTGAGCTGGGCTTCGATACTTTCTTCGGATTGCTTATCCGAAGAGTATCTAGCATATATAACTGCATTGCTCATAGTGACATCTCCTAAGTGTTATTTCGGACGAACTGTGTCGGCGATTGACAAGAAGTCTTTGGTATTATCCTCATAATCAGAACCAAGTGTAAGAACATAGAAGTAACCATTTATATCAGCCACAGCCGCCGTATTGAAAGAAGTTGAAAGGTATACTTCACAGTCAGAAAGTCCACTAACAAATGAATATACTTCACCGTCCAGTGCCATATAATCATTGAGAAAATCTTCGGCACTTATATAGCCTGGTTTTTCTGTCTTTATAATCGAAAATCCATACCCATTTGTAACAACTACCCACGAAGTATAGTGTTCTGTTGATTTTGACTTCTGCTGCTGGTAATCTCCTTCTATGGTAAGGCTCAAATCGTCAAAAGTGAGTACGTTCTCAGCAGGTTTTGCAGCTGTTGTCGTTGTAGTTTCCGTAGTTGTCGTAGTTGTTGTAGTTTCTGCCGTGGTAGTAGTGGTTTCAGTAGCAGATGCCTCAGTCGTAACAGCAGGCGTTGTTGAAGTTGATGAAACGTCACTGCCCGACTCTGAGCAGCTTGTCATCATCAACAGGGTTGATATTACTGCGACTAAAATAACAATTTTCTTCATTTTGTCCTCCTTATGTACAGCGAATTATTTCGCTGTTTGTTTTTGTATATACTCTTTAAAGTTATCATAAACCGCCTTTTCAAGCGGGCTTGTAAGAAACTTATTCCGAGAGTATAGGATTTCCATTCGCTCGGCTCTTATTTGAGCAGCGGTGTTTGATATGTCGCATAATTCCGCTATCTCCGTCATAGTGCGGACATTCAGCGCCCACAGCACGCAAGCAGGAGCTAACAACCGAGCGGCGAATGCGTCCGCCTGCTGCTCAATCGTGGGGCGTGTGGTGTCAAATGTTCTTGCGTGATACCCCTTGCGGAGCTCGTGCCCTAAAAAAATATGCCCGAGCTCGTGCGCAACGGTAAATCTGCAACGCTGACGAGTATTTTCATCATCATATATTATATACCATTGCTTGCCGTCAAGCACGCTTGCACCGCTTTCGTGTGGGGCAAGCTCGTGAACATCGCTATTTTTTATTACCTTTATCCCTGCCGCCCGAGCGATTAGCGACGGTTTAACGGGTAATTCTGACACGTTGTAATCAATTAGACAACGCCACGCAGCGTTGCGGGTATCTTTATAAATACCGTAAAGCAAACGACATCACCTCGTAAGGTATTATGCCCTACGAGGTATTTGTTTATGTAATTACAAATCGTCGTCGCTCTCGGGTGCGTCTTTCAACTTTTGCAGACGTTCAGCCGAAATATTTAAGATTTCGTCCTCGTGCCCGTCAGAGCTTTCGGCAGCTCGATATACCGTAATAGATTTATCATTTGCAATGTCAAGCAGCTTGTCAATCGCTGGTTGCATTTCGGGCATTTGCCGATATGCTTTGATTAGCTTTTGCTCGTGCGGCGTAACTATAATTTGCCTGTCACAGCCTCCGAATAAGTAGTTTGCGTCACAGTCTAAAGCCTCCATTAGCTTAATTATGACTTTCTCAGGTGGAGAATTTGTGTTAACCTCGTAATTACTGATTGAGGTCTTTTTAACACCTACTCTATTAGCGAGCTCGTCTTGCGTTATTCCTAACTCTTTGCGGCGCTCCCGTATACGTTCGCCTATCAACATATCGCCTCCTTTCAACAATTTTATTATATCATATTAAGTCCAGTATTTCAAGACTTTTATAGAGAAAAATTGATAAATCGAGGAAATTTGTTGAAAACATCCAAAATAACTAGATTAAATTCTACACTTCTATCCATTTAAAATGGACAGAACAGCTTGACAATACAGTTTAAATGGATTATAATATAACTAAAGACCAGTTATAATGGACTGGAGAGGAGGAACTCATATGTTAACTATCATCGGAAAGAATGTAAAGCGCATTATAAATGAGCGAAACATCAAACAGAAAGACGCAGCCGCACTTTGCGGGTATTCGGCTAAAACATTCAGTAATATGCTTAACGGCTATCTTACTATAAGAGATACCGACATAGTAAAAATCAAGCGTGGGCTTGACGTCGAATACAACGAGCTCTTTTTAAGCGCCTAAAAGGTTTCAACAAAACGATAAAAAAAGAGGTGATACCAATGTCAAAATCAACAGACCATGATTTCAATGAGATAGTATATGACAGTGTTCTTCCTGAGATTGCAAGAGCTTTCTGCTCTTTAAAAAAAGAAGTCTCAGGAAATAAACTTTCCTGTCAGGTCCCAGAGGACTGGGAAGCAATCGCACGCATAAAGTCAGAGGCACTGAAACGTACTATCGCAGAGTTTATTGAAAAACAGATATCATAGGAGTGAAGCCAATGACAAATCACAAGATAAAGGACTATCATAAGAACCGCCTTGCATTCGAGGTCATAGTCAAGAACTACGAGATGCTTTGCACCGTTCTGATAGTGCTGAACAAAGAATATCCGAAGACTTTCTATCCGAAAGCCTGTCGCAAGTGGATAGACGATTTTGCAGACAACTGCAAAATTGCCAACGAGTGGGACAAGGACGGCGTCTACGCTTACAAGATGCAGCAGGCGTGCGAGAGCTACGGCATAGATCAAAACATGGTCGTAGCATTCGTTGAAAGAGAATGCGAAGAATTCAACTTTCAGAACCGAGCCGTCCTTGCCGATAATGTCAAGCTTGCATTGGTCCAGACTGCAGCAGAGTATGGCATAGGTGAGAAACGCATGAAAGCCATTCAGAAAGCACTGCTCGACACGGTCATCAAGGACCCCCGTGAGCAGGTCAAAGCTCTCGGCATAGACGACTACGTCGAAGAGTGCAGCGTGGGGCAGGTGGACATACGCAAGTTCAGAGTCAAAGACAAGGTCAGGACTACCCTGCAGGAGCAGAAAGAAACCGCAGCAGGCTTAGAGTCATTCCGCCGCTGGTCAGCTGAGAATGTGAAAGAAGGGGCACTATGAAGGAAACTATCGACATTCCCGTAAGCGTTACATACCGCATAGAGGACGGCAAGATCATAGAAACCCGCCGCAAGGTCAAGAAGATACCGGCTGACGTTATCGCAAGCATTCTATACCGCCATTTCAAACAGAAAGAGAGGGATAAGAAGTGCTGCACATTATGAAGATAGACGCCATTATCGGCGAAAGAACAAACGCTGAGATAGAAAGAGCCATTAATAAGGCTCAGCTTGTCGGTGACAAGCTATGGCATGGAGATCTGAGCAAAGAAGACCTCCTGAGCTACTACGTGGCGCAGACCATAGAGAAGCATTTGGTGGCTGATATCGAGGAGCGTATCAAAGAATTGGAGGGTGACGGAGATGTACGCAAAGAGTGATACCCGCAGTTCACTGATATCGCAAGCCGTCATCAGAATAGCAATGGATATGGGGATTGAAAGCTATGTCCGAGAGATACGCCACGGCTATTCTATATGTGCCGGTGAATTCGTCATCGTTGACATGGCGGACAATACCAGCGTTAAGATGATAATATCAGATTATGACAGATATTATCAACAAATCAAAAGAAACCTGAGAAAATGGAGGAAAAATTATGACAAAAAAAGACGTAGTCCTTGCACTCAATGAAGATGTCAAGGCGGTTGACTACTTGGAAATGAGAGAGCAGAGAGACAAGCATAACAAGCTCGTTACCCGTCGAAAGCGTGAAGATCGCAGAGAGTGCTTCGCAATGGCCCTGCTGACTATCTTCTTTGCTTTCATGATAATAGTAGTAATGCTCGGACTTGGGCAGGTATGGGAGATGATTTACTGATGTATGATTTCAACAACGCAGTCAGACTTAACCGCATAGGTGGTGAATATGTCATCACTGTGGACGGAAAGCCGTTGGAAACGTCACTCAGCGCAAATCAGCGCCGTAATCCTCTTATAGCTGTCAGCAGATATGCGTCAGCAATAGACGAATACCTCAGAGGGAACGTCAAGAAGTATCTTGCTGAAAACGAGCTGAACGTAGTCATGGGCTGTAATGTCTGCATGGAGTGTACAGACTGCAAGTTCTATCACCTCAATGACGCTGAGAGCAACTGCCGCCTAGGTGACAACAATGAGTAAGACAGTATACGTCGATAATACTATCTATCGAAAAGAATCTAAGCAGTTTCCTAACGTCAAGTATCGTTTCAACCTTTCCAACGTCGTGATACATAGTATGTATACCATGTATCTTAAGAGCCGTGGCATACCGAAGACCATAGGGCTTACGGACAAGCAGCGTTTTGATTTTGAAAAACGCATTCAATCTCTTATCGACAATGGGTCTATCGTAGTGACAGAAGTCGAAGCAGGAACGAAAGGAAAATGAAAATGAGTACCATAGGAATAATACTGTTATCCATAGCGACGCTTATCGTTGCGGATATCGTGATGTACATAGTACTTGGTGCCATTGAAAAGCACTGGGAGAAAAAGTTTAAGGAGGATAAAGATGACGAGAGATGAAATAATTCTTGCAGCAGAATGCTGTATAGCAGACAACTGTGGAGCTTGTCCGTTTATAAATAGAGGTAATTGCATTACTGATTTTATGAAGAATGTTCTTGAATGCATAAAACAACAAATTTGTCAAGCATATGATACCGTGGATGAAGCTTGTGCAGATATAATTGATATTTATGAAGTAATGTCTGAGCGAGAGCATAGAGCGTTTAACATTGGAGAGGCGTATGGAAAGATATGCAGCACGAAATGTAAGTTGGAAGGACTGATCGGAGCAAGCGGAAGAGAGGGAGAGTAAATGCCGATTATAACAGACGTTGACCTGCTATGCTATAATGCTGAACTTGCGGGCGCCAGAAAGCGGCTTGATTACAAATCGCCCCCACCAAGGCATAACGCAGGTCCATGTATTTTTTACAACAGTATAAGGCAAGAGTGCATGGCATTAATCGAGAAGCCAACACAAGAAATTTGCACACGTTGCAAGTTTTTCAAAACCAGAACGGAGGATTATAATGCAGATGAATTCAAATAAACAGAAACTAACATTTGATTGGAGAAAATTCAAGTATGAGAACATAGCTGTTCATGTCAAGACTCAGGAAGAATACGATAACTTTATGAAAGAATGCAAGGCGCAGGGGTTTGCATGGTGTACTGGCGAAGAAGCTGATATGCCCAATCTTTGGCTGGGCTGTGCATATGATATGTGCATTGTATATGACAATAGCGGGCTTGTAAAAAAGGGATTGCATTATCAGAGACTTGGCTTCTTTAAGGACACGGGATATAGAATAGAAGAATTCGCAGATTTCTATTTTCCAAAAGATTATCAGCCAATTAATTCAACCAGCAATCTTATCCCAGAAAATCAGATAGAATTTTTGAAAAAGCCAACAACGCATACCTTGAAGCTGGAAGAATGCTTCTGTGAAGCAGTTGTCACAGGTAAGAAGAGTTTTGAAATTCGTAAAAATGACAGAGGTTTTCAGCCCGGAGACACGATTGAGTTCATTCCAGTTAGTAACGGACATACTGCTATTCATGTGATATCAAACCACAGATATAGGATAACATATGTCCTAAGTGGTTGGGGGTTGAAGAATGGATATGTTGCATTAGGAATAGAGGAGGTAAAGAACTATGACTAGCTACAGAGAGCAGGCGTTAAAGAAACTCACAGACGAACGAGAGGGCGTTAAGCTTAGCGGTGGAGCATCGGCGAACACAGTGCTGAGCACTATCATTCAGCCTGTCATTGACGCACTTGAAAGCTTCGTCAAGCAGGACGAGGAGTTCGCACAGGCGGTCGCTCAGGGTGGCACACTTCAGAAGTGTTTTGAAGCAGTTTACAAAGCTATTAAGGATAGCAACTTCGCACTATCAGACTTCAAAACCTATGAAACCGCAGCAGGCTTCTTCTTCCCTGGTTGCAAGATACGCTATCACATGGATATAGACCTCTGCGGTAGTGTCAGCAAAGAAGCACCGGAGCAGAAGCGCAAGTCGATCACAGTTTCTTTTGATGACCTTTTCTGAGAGGTGATTGAAAGTGTGGATAAACAATAACAAAGAACAGTCATTAGTATATAAGCCTATATTCACAGACTGTCTCACCCATGCCCAGAAAAAAGACGTTGAGGGCTTCCCGCCCCTCAACGTTGACGATTGTGCCGAGATTAATCGTCATTTCACACCCTATATTTTTTACCGCAGGACCAGCCAAGGGCGCTATACCTGTTTCTGTACGTCCTGCAATCACGAATTTAAGGTCAATAGTAATGATTATGGTGATATATACCACACTGATGATAATATCATCAGGCATAACTATTTGGGTACCTGCCCATGTTGCGGGGTGAAAGCCGAATATAAAGCCGCAGGATATAAGCAAGTTCAATTAAGTGAAGTAGTTGATTTCGTAATATATAAAGCCGTTGAAGAAGTGGTATATATATATGCGGCGACGATTCATAAAGACTATAACGAATACGGAGCGGAGGACTTCGACAGGAGTCCCGATCTTTGGGTCGATTTTCAAAAGCTTTACGTTCTGCGAAAAGGCAGTGCTGAGGTTTATCATTCGCATGCCTCATTTCGTCCAAACGGCTGGTGTTATATGATAGAGCCTATGAAGAGGAAAATGTGCAGTTCATTCAATAACGGATTTGCTGATCACAGACAAGTATACCTATATAAGAATATAATTAAGGATACATTCTTAAAGTATTCAGGCTTTGATTGCTACTGTTGTCGCCACTACATAAGAGAGTATGACCAAGAACGTTATTATACCGCATATGCTATGTATCCGATACTTGAATTGGCGGTTAAAATGAACTGTGACACCATGGTGCAGGATCTGCTTTGGCGCAACAAGAAAAATTATAAGATATTAAATTGGAACGCAACATCGCCGAAAAAATTCTTCAAGCATCTAACGCTGAATGAAGTGAAAGCATTTCTTGAAGATCACACGTCAGCAAGTGTTATAGAGGTATATCAGGACTTCAAGCGCAAAGGTAAGAAGAAAGACATTTTCTACTGCCGAATGTACAGCTATATCACTAATTACTGCACTTGCATTGAAAAAGCAAACGTTGACCCTGGGCAGGTGCTCGAATACCTCAAGCGCATCATGAAACACACTTCAGAGGAAGATCGTTGCCAAGATGATCACGCTGAATTAAGACGTCTTGTGCGACTATACGATGACTATGCTAACATAGGGCTGAAAATCGGATATGATTTTTCATTAAAAAACATAGCATTTCCAAGAGATTTTAACGAAGCACATGATAATGCAGTTGAGAACTTCAACTTCATGGAAGTTGAACGCAAGAGAAAAGAAGCCGCCGAGCGTGAGGAAGCCTATAAGCCCAGATACAAGAAGCTTTGCAAAAAATATAAGGGCTATAGCTATCCAGGCATTCAACTGGTCGTGCCAAAGAATGCCGAAAGCATCATCAAAGAGGGAAAGGATTTGCAAATATGCGTCGGCGGCTATGCTTCAAGGCATTGCAACGGTGCCACGACAATTCTATTCATCAGAAAACCGTCTGACCTGGATAAGTCATGGTTTACGATTGAAATAGACAATGCTGACCATATCGTGCAATGCCACGGATTTAAGAATGAACAAGCCAAAGACCCCTTAACGGGCAAGAAGCTTGAAAAGCCTGAAATAATCAAGGCGTTTGAAGTCAACTTCCAAGAGTGGCTGAATAGTCAGAAGAAGCAGAATAAAAGGAAAAAAGCAAGCTAGGAGGAAACGCAATGGAAAACACAGAAATTACAGTATCTATGAAAACGGCTATGGTAGAACACCAGCACATATGCGAATGCTATAGGACAGCCGCTATGGCTATCGTAGAAATGGGCAGGTCACTGAAAAATATCAGAGACTATAAGCTCTACACTGCACTTGGCTATGAGTCTTTTAAGAATTATCTCGAGAGCAATGGTGATTACACGTTCAAAGAACGTCAGGCGTATACCTATATCAAACTCTATGAGGACAACAGTACAAAGTTTCTCGAAGAACACGCAAGCATTGGCGTGACAAAGCTTGAACTTCTCTCCAAGCTTCCGGAGTACGAACGTGAAGAATTCGCTGACACACATGACCTTGGCGGAATGACAGTTGAAGAAGTCAAGAAGCTAATCAAAGAAAAGCAGGCATTAGGCGAACAACTGACATTCCTTGAGGAGGAGAAGAAGGAACAGACAGAAAGCGCCGAATCTCTCAGAGCTGAGCTTGAAGAGCTGAGAGAAAAGCTTAAGCAGGCCGAGGACAAGCCTATCGAGGTAGTTAAGAGAGACCTCGAAGAAGAAGAGATTGACAAGATAAGGCTGTCTATCCGTCAGGAACTTCACGCTGAGCATATGAAGGAACTGAATGCGTTGAAGAAGTCAAGCCGTGAAGCCGTGAAGGCGGCAGAAGCTGAAAAAGATAACGCTCTCAAAGAAGCGCAGACAGAACGTGACAATGCAGTTAAGGAAGCCGTAGCTAAGTATGAGACCGCCCTCAGCAAGGCTAAAGCTGAGGCAGAAGAAGCGGACCATGCCAAGGCAGAGTTGGAAAAGAAATTGAAGTCAGGCAATGCAGACGAAGCAAGGGTTGCGCTGAAGATCATCTTTGAAAACGTTCAGAAAGGGCTTACGGAATTCATTGAAAAAATCAATGATATTGAAGACCCACAAACCAAGGAAAAGTTCATTACTGTCACAAGCAAGTGGCTCAGACAGGCGGCTGATGACCTTGAGGGGTAATGTTTTGAAAGTAGGACATAGATGACAACAGAAATAATCAACAATCTATTTGGCATAAAAGAAAGTTTTGAACTTCCGCAGGCTCTGCTTGCAAAGCTACTTGACAGAGCTGAAAAAGACAAGCTATGTAAGGAATTTGTCAAGCAAGGTTTCAACGGCAATAACGATTGCCTGCGTGACTATTTTCAAGAGAATAACGCAAACCGCAGTAATCTAAAGCAAGATTATACACCCGATTGTCTGTGCAAACTGATTTCCAAACTTGCACCAAAGTCAGAAAAGATAATCGATATATGTGCAGGAACTGGAGCGTTGTCAGTTGGAATGGATAGAGATAATTTCTTTCAATGCGAAGAATTGTCGCAGATGAGTATCCCTGTGCTACTTCTCAATCTTGCGCTGAGAAATAAGAATGCTGTGGTTCTGCAAAAAAACGTCCTGCTCAACGAAGTACAGAAAGTCTATAAGCTGAGTAAAGCAGACGAGTTCAGCGATATAGAAGTTGTTGACACATATGAGGGAAATGCAACGGATGTTGTTATATCAAACCCACCTTATTCGCTGAAATGGGAGCCAAAGTCAGACCCACGCTTTGAGGGCTATGACCTTGCGCCTGCTAAAGCTAGCGACTATGCGTTTGTGCTTGACGGCTTATCACGGCTGTCAGACGTAGGCAAGGCATTCTATATCCTCCCTGCAGGTGTCCTCTTTCGAGGAAACGCAGAGGGCAGGATCCGCAAGCAACTTATAGAGAATAATTTGATAGACGCAGTTATTTCGCTGCCTGAAAATATGTTTCTGAATACCAGCATACCTGTCAATGTTATCGTATTTAGCAAAAATAAGCAAACAAAAGATATTCTGTTTATCAGTGCCGAAAAGCTTTTTGAGAAGCACGGCAAGCAGAACGTCATGACGGACGAACATATTCAGAAAATAGCCGATACATATCACAACCGCAGTGTTGTTGAAAAATTTTCAAACGTGGCGAACTATGAAGAAGTTGCTAAGAATGATTACATCTTGAACGTTCCACGCTACGTTGACACGTTTGAAAATGAGGAACTTCCACCTTTAAAAGACATCTGCAAAGAGCTGATACAAAGTGAGCTTGAAGTGCATAAGGCGACGAATGACCTCATGGTGATACTTAAAGACCTTTGCGGTGATGATGAATACAGTCAGGTCAAGGACGATTTTTTGAAATTCTTCACCGAGCAAGACATTGTCGGTGAAACCATGGCAACATGGCTTGAAATGAAAAATCTTGAAAACCGCACGGACTACATTCTTTCCCATGCCAAGAAGGAACGCAAACCACTGCTTGACATTGTGACATTTGAACGTGTGAAAAAAGGCAAAGTGTACGAAGCTGGCACTGTCTATATTCAGCTATCCGCTACGGACGGAAAAGTAAGATATCTTTGCGAGAACTCAGAGCTGGAAACCAAGTACGGCGTATTTCAACCCAAAGACAAGAGCATGGGAACAAGATATCTTTTCTATATCTTGGAATATGAAATGGAAGCGTTTTTGGCACGATATCAGAGCGGAATGAATATTAATCCTGAGATTTTCAAATTCATGCAAGTTACGTACTATCCCGAAGTGAAGTATCAGCAAGAAATAGCTATGACGCTTGACGGCATTCAGGCAAGGTATGATGAGGTTTATCAAGAAAAAGAGTCATGGCAATGTTTCAAGAAATATCATTTGGAGGGAATGTTCCCGTAACAAGAGCACAAAAGTTTGAGGAGGAATAGCATGACAAAAATAAAACCCGAATACATATTCCCACTGTTGCTGATTTTGCTGGACGTGGGAGCAGCAATTATATACGCTGTGCAGAAAGACTACAAAAAGGCCGTCTACTGGTTAGCGGCGGCAGTGCTGAATGTTACGGTGACTTTTTAGGAGGGCTATATATGTATAGCGCAAAAGCAAAAAAAGCTATCGAACGTCTGAAAGCGTTTGAACCTGCGGACGGATATTATCTAGCGTATAGCGGCGGAAAAGATAGTGACTGTATCAAAATTTTGGCACAATGCGCAGGCGTTAAATTTGAAGCAGTACATAATCTGACAACTGTTGATGCACCTGAAACTGTTAGATATGTCCAATCTCAGCCAGATGTCAGAATTGACAAGGCGTATGACAAGAACGGCAATCATGTTACAATGTGGAATTTGATTGTTAAAAAACTTATGCCTCCGACACGCATTGCACGTTATTGCTGTAGCGAATTAAAAGAACGTGGTGGCATAGGACGTGTTGTTGTCACGGGTGTTAGGTGGTCTGAAAGTCGACGTCGTAGAGAATCAGCGGACGTTGTTAAAATTGTCGGAAAACCTAAATCAACGATGAAAACAGCTGATGAAATAGGCGCAGAATATCAACAAACGTATCAGGGTGGAATCATTTTTAATGACGATAACGACAAAAATCGCAGGTTGGTTGAACACTGCTATCGCACTACGAAAACTATGGTAAACCCTATAGTCGATTGGTCTGATGATGATGTGTGGGATTTTTTGCACTACTATGGTTGCAAATCAAATCCGCTGTATGAATGCGGTTTTAATCGTATAGGTTGCATTGGCTGTCCTGTGGCAGGAAAACATAGATACTTTGAATTTGAACGATATCCGAAATACAAACAAAATTATATAACGGCATTCGATAGAATGCTAGAACGTAGAAAACAGCTTGGAAGATCAGCTAAAATGTCATGGCAAACAGGTCAAGACGTTTTTCGCTGGTGGCTAGGCGAAGATTTCAACCAGCTGACATTTGATGATTTGGAGGTATAACATATGGCAAGATACATCGATGCTGTTAATGCAGCAGAAATCATAAGCGATAAGCTAGGCATTGCACTGTCTGAACTGGTAGATGTAATGGCAACAGTGCCTACCGCAGACGTGCGGGAGGTCAAACACGGGTATTGGAAATTTCACAAACGAACAAAGCTCGTGCCAAGCAACAAGGTTAGCATAAAAGAAGAATACACTAATGGTCATGATTGTACTGTCGTTGACAATACAAATGTCAACAAAAAAATCATGATTATGAAAAAACGTATAACATTAAAAATTCCTATATGTTCGGTCTGCGGTTGGTGCGGACATGATGAATGTGATACAACGCTATACTGCCCTAACTGCGGAGCTAGAATGGACGGTGTCATTAGTGAATAAGAAGGCTATACCAACAGAACATATAGAGCAGGCATTGCTTTTCAAGTGGGCAACGTTCAGCTCAGGCAAGTATCCCGAACTGGAGTATATGTTCGCTATACCGAACGGTGGCTATCGCCACTATAGAACTGCCGCAGATCTTAAGTCTGAGGGCGTAAAGTCAGGTGTGCCTGACATAATGCTTCCGGTGGCACGTGGCGGTTACTACGGTCTTTTTATAGAAATGAAACGCACATCAGGTGGACGAGTATCGGAATCTCAACAGAAGTTTCTGAAAACGCTTAATGACAACGGCTATCTTGCAGTTGTCTGCAAAGGATTTGAGCAGGCGCAGGAAGCAATCTTGAAGTACCTTAATAAAGGAGTGAGAAAATGAAAATATCTAAGCTGAAAAAAATATGCAGTAAAGCGGCTAAGACCATATCCTACTTCTATAATGAAAATGATAATTCATTATGGATCGGCTCAGGCAGTGCGATATATCCGCTTTACGGCATGCCGAACATGAATACCAGCGAACAGTTACTCACGCTTTTTAACATTAATGAAAGTGACCGTGAGAATTGGAAATGTAAGCAGCTGCCGCCTGCTATTGAGAGCAACATTGTTATGAACATCGCTTCATGCACAACAGGCAAGATGATAGATCGTCGTTCAACATTCGTTGCCATGCTAAGCGAATATCAGATATTCTCAGGCACAGAAAAAGTGCATATATGCCCGAAAGCATTCCTTGAAGTAATAGATGATTATGAAATTCTTACATACTATTCCATTGATGATATGATAATCGTCAAAGCAGGCTTGCTTACGCTCGGTGTACTGTGTGAAACCCATGGCGTTGTAACACAAGAACTTCTTAATGACATTAATTCCATGCACGATATGTTACAAGAAGTATTCAACAGGGAGTGCGAAGAAAAAGACAAGAGCAGAAATTATGAGCAATTGGCAATGACAGAGTGAAGCCCTATATATTATATATAGTATAGAACAAGTGTTCAGCCCGTGTGTAAGCACGGGTATGAGGGCTTGTAATGGGTCTTAATAACTCGGACAGTGGGAGGAAATGACAATGAGCCTTATGAGATACAGAGAGCAAAAGTATATTTATGGAAACTACATGGAAGTGAATATGTATCCTGTCTATGCCTGCCCACGTTCTTCTAGTCGAAAGAAGAAAAGAAAGCCGACAAGCAAGGTGCAGGAGAGATTGAATCAGATTAATGCTGAAAGAGCTCTGGCAAGACTTATCCCTGCAAACTTCACTGACAAAGACTATAAGTTCGAGCTGACCTATGCACCGCAGAATAATCCTGCTGACCTTGAGCGTGCCAAGAAAGACTTTGCTAACTTTGTCAAGCGTGTGAATAGAGCAAGAGTCAAGAGAGGCTTACCGAGAATGAAATATATTTATTCCATTGAGCAGGGCTCAAAGTCTGGACGTATCCACTTTCATGTTATCATGACAGGTGGTCTGACTATCAACGAGATAGCATCCATATGGGGCAAGGGCTATGTTGACAAGGTCCTGCCATTGATGTTTGACCAGACAGGCTGTGCAGGAATCGCCAAGTATTTCTGCAAGCAGAAGATTTCAGAACATAACAACGGCAAGCACGCCAAGCGTTATGTTGCGTCAACTAACTGCATTAAACCGCAACCGCAGAATAACGATTATCGTTTAACGAAACGTGCGGTGCAGAGCATGGCATATAACTGTGATAACTCGGCGCTGTTCGAGAATATGTATCAAGATTATTACTATGCTGATTGCCGTCCATTCTGGAACGAGGATAACGGCACGTTCTACATATCGCTATTCATGTACCGCCGAACGGCGAAGCTGAACATATAGGGGGTGAGATGATGAGTCTTAAGGGAGCTGAGCTCAGCGTGATATGTGATGATTGCCATAAGGCATTCATAGTCTGCGTTCGCAAAAAGAGATTTCAAAGCATAGAGGGGGACGTATGGTGCTATAACTGTCCTCACTGTGGTAAGTTATACGTTGCATATATCGACGATAGCCTGACACGTCATGCCCATGCGCTTCAAAAAAACGGTGTTGTGTTGAAAGATATCCTGACGAAAATATCGAGAGAATTATCGGCAAGGCAGGGAAAGGAGAATCATCATGACTAAGAAGCGATTGCTGTCATATCGACAGCTTAAGGCTGAGTTGAAGTGGGTAAGTACAGACAGTGATGATTATAGCAGACTCAAAGCAGAAATATCAGAGATTGAAGCATATGTGTCAGGCATTGATGACGCATTCATCAGGATTATTTTTCGACTTCGCTACCTCGTGCCACGCAAGGATGGAGGGTGGCAGCCGCCGTCATGGGCATGGATAGCCAGGCAGGTCAACGCATCAGAAGACTACTGTAAGGGCAGGCATTGCAAATTTTGCAAAAAAAACACGTTGTAACACGCACGAACACACTCTGCATGCTATGATGATAATGCGGGGTTGTTGTTATAGTTTTTCCATAGTTTTATGCCGGTGCAAGGGCCACGTTGTATGACGTGGTCCTTGTGCTATATATGCGGGGTGATAACGTGTATAGTACGAGTCAGATCAGAGAGCTAATCAAGGACGGACGAGTTGACAAGTTCTACAACGACCGCTACTGGAGAAAGTTCAGTAAGAGCGTTATCGCAGAGCAGCACAATGAGTGTCAGATATGCAAGTGCAAAGGCAAGGTGACGAGAGCAAATATTCTTCATCACGTCAAGCATCTTAAGCAATTTCCGCAGCTTGCATACAGTCGGTATTACTATGACGATAATGGCGAACGGCATAGACAGCTGATAGCACTGTGCCATGACTGTCATGAAGCACAGCACCCAGAACGGCGCTGGCAAGAACGTGCAGATAAGTTCGTCAATGAGGAGCGGTGGTGAGCGCCTTGCGGCGATACCCCCCGGGGTCAAGGGTCGAAAAATTTTTTCGGCCTTGTACGACGGGAGGCACAAAAGACAAATCCGCCCTCGCACGCACGTGAGAGAATTTTTTCAAGAAAATCAAATGTAAGGAGTTGGCAAAAGTGAAAAAGCCTAGTCTATCAGAGATCGAAAATTCGTTGACAGAACAGCTTGTCCAGATGGGAGCTTCTGTCGATTTCTACAAGTCGCTTGTCGCAGATTATATGTTCTACGAGAAGCAGGAACGAAAAATGCAGGCTGATATTCGCAAGAGAGGACTGACCTATATGGCGGTTTCTGCGGTAGGAAAAGAGTATGAAAAAGACAATCCCTCCGTAAAGCAGGCGTATATGTACAATAAGCAGAAACTTCAAATTCTGAAAGACTTGGGTTTGTCAACTGACAAGGTCAAGAACCTTGACGATGACGAAGAACTGTAAGGGTCAAGAAGCTCTTGACCTCTCGTATCTTGCAGACTATATCAGCCTAGTCGAGGAGCATAAGTATCCGTATTGTGCTGAGCAGTATCAGCTTATTGACTACGTCAAGCGCATGTTTTTGTCAGAAGATATCTACATCGATGTTGCCCAGGCAGAAAAATATTTCAGCTATGAAAAATATTTCCCTTTTGGCCTTTTTCCTTGGGAAAAATTCGTATTTGTACTTCACAACTGCACATATACCGCAAGCGGTTCCTTACGTTGGCCGGTGCTATTTTTGTATGTTGGGCGAGGAACAGGAAAAAACGGATACTTAGGATTTGAAGACTTTTGCTTGCTCACACCTACCAATGGCATCAAGCATTACAACATTGATATTTTTGCAACAACAGAAGATCAAGCAGAGACCACATTCAAAGACGTATATAACGTTCTGGAAGACAATCGTGACAAAATGCAGCGGTTCTTTTACTGGAACAAAGAAGTGATAATAAATCTAAAAACGAAGTCTGAATTGAAATTCCGAACATCAAGCCCGAGGTCAGCCGACGGCGCACGTCCGGGAAAGGTAGATCATGACGAGGTACACGCCTATGAGAATAGCAAGCTCATTGATGTTGCTGTCGGTGGTCTCGGAAAAGTACCAAGACCCCGCCGCACTATCATGAGTACTGACGGCTTCGTTCGAGAAGGGCCTCTCGATAAAGAGAAAGCCAAAGGCATAAGAATTCTTAACGGCGAGATTGAAGACAATGGTATGCTTCCGTTCATAGCCCGGGTGGATAGTCCCGAAGAAGTCGAAATGCCCGAAATGTGGTATAAGGCTAACCCCTCACTGCAATACCTGCCCGATCTTCTTCAGGAAATGAAGACGGAATTTCAAAACTATCTTGACGATAAGATAAGCAATATCAGTTTCGCAGTTAAACGCATGAACTGTTTGCCGCAACAGACTGAGGGCGGTATAACCGCATTTGATAATATTCTGGCAACTAATCAGGATATCACGCCATATTTGTCAAAGCTTCAAGGCAGACAATGCACAGCAGGCTTTGACTATATGAAAACCGACGACTTCCTTTCAGCTGGTTTGCTCTTTGACGTAGACGGAACTGACGTATGGATAACGCACACCTGGGTGTGCAAGGCTTCTGCAGATTTACCAAGAATCAAGGCGCCCCTGCAAGAATGGGAAGCGGCGGGGCTACTGTCATTCGTTGACGGTCCAGAGATACCGCCTGAGATACCCGTTATATGGGTGGCGCAGAAAGCGGCGGAATTGAATGCAAAAGTCGCAATGACCGGCATCGATAACTATCGCTATACACTGCTTAGGAGGGCGCTTAAAGAGAATCTCTACGCTTCTGACGAAAAAGGCTACGGAAATATAATGCTTGTCCGTCCGTCAAATGAAATGATGATAATGCCTGTAATCACAAGTCAGCTGGTGAATCATAAGCTTGCAGTCGGAGACAATCCCCTTTTCCGCTGGGCTATGAACAATACCAAGGTATGCACTTCGTCCGCAGGCAATATGACATATGGTAAAATAGAGCCGAAGTCCAGAAAGACAGACCCTTTCAAGGCATATGTCGCCGCCAAAGCGGCACAGAATAAAATCGCCGAGCAAATATCAAGTATGCCTATGGGCAAGAGCGTTATGAATGTATTCACATATTAGCAGAGAGGAGGTAACGCAATGGGGCTGAGATCACTGCTATCACGCATAATGAATGCCAAAAGTAATGAAGTGATCAGTATTAAGACAGTTGGATATGACGACGAAGCGAGAATAGCCGTGCAGGCATACGCCATTCAGGTTGTTGTTGAAATCCTTGCGGCACTGGTTTCAAAGTGCGAGATAAAAACCTATCGTGACGGCAAGTCATTCCGTGGCGAAGAATGGTATCTTTTCAACGTTAAGCCGAACGTCAATCAAACAGCAGTGCAATTCAAGAACGAGCTAGTCCGCAAGACCCTTGTGCGTGGCGAGAGCCTTGTTGTCAGCGCTGGAAAGCAGATAATCTGCGCCGACTCTTGGAGTACGCAGGAGTATGCGCTATATCCTAACCGCTTCTCTCAGGTAGCACGAGGTTCATTCACGTTTCAGAAAACATTCGATATGGGAGATGTCTTATATCTCACATACTCCAACGGTGGAGTAAGACAAATACTAACGGAAATGCTAGATGAACATAATCGTTTCTTGGAAACAGCTTCAAGCACCTACGTCAAGAGTGGCGGCCAAAAAGGCATACTCGAGATAACGCCACTGGCGCAAGGTCAACCTGATTTTGAGGAGAAATTCGATGTTCTCATGAATAATTATTTCAAAACATATTTTGACGCCAAGAACGCAGTGCTTCCACTGTGGGGCGGAATGAAATATACTTCTCAAACGGCAGGTGAAACCAAGAGAACAGTGTCAGAAGCAACCGACTACATTTCTATGCTAAATGACGCATTGGAAAAAGCGGCGATTGCTTTCAACGTTTCACCGGCTATCGTAAAGGGAAATGTCGAGAACATCAGCGAAGCGTTATCAATGACATTGACATCTGCCGTTGATCCTTTCGCCAAGATGTTATCAGACGAGATAACGGCAAAGCGCTATACCAAAGAGCAAGTCCTGCGTGGGTGCTACGCCAAAGTCTGTACCAATAACCTTAAGCACCTTGACGTGCTTGAAATGGCAAATGCAGTTGACAAGCTTATCGCAAGTGGTTTCTACTCAACGAATGAGTTGAGGGAGAAGACAGGTGAGGAAAGAATTCCAGAAGCCTGGGCCGATAAGCACACAAGAACTAAGAACTACGAGACAATCGAAGGAGGTGGAAACAGCAATGAATAGCATTTTTAATCGATTTGAATTCAAGTTAGAGGCAGATAAGCCGAAGGAGCTTAACTTATATCTTTATTCTCAGGTCCGTGGAGGACTTGACATCAACTGGGATAAGAAGACGATTGAGGAGAGCAAGACAGGCGCTAAGTATTTCGCCGCCAAGCTTGACGAGTACAAAGATTGTGAACATATCAACCTGTACATTAATTCCCTTGGAGGTCAGATCAAAGAGGGCGTTGCTATCGGAAATATCCTTAAGCGCCATAAAGCCAACGTTACTTGCTATGTAGACGGCTGGGCGTGTTCTATCGCAAGCGTTATCGCTATGGCAGCGGACGAGATTATCATGTATAGCAATAGTATGATGATGATACATCAGGCGTCCTGCTACTGTGAGGGAAATGCTGACGATATGAGAACGGCGGCGGCTGAGCTTGACAAGATGACCGATACCGCTATCACTACATATGCAGAGCGTTGCAAAGGCAAGTGTAGCCGTGAGGAAATAAGCGAAATGGTAAAGGTGGGTACTTGGCTGACAGCGTCAGAATGTCTTGAGAAAGGCTTCTGCGATAGCATATCAACCGCAGAGCAACCCGTTGATATGGCTACAATGCTTAGTGATACAAAGCAGTACACTATGTCAAGCGCCCTCGACAGGGAGAATGTGGACAAGCTCATTGAGCTTTATAAGGAGTCCACCGCACAGCAGGTTTTACCAGCAATAAAAACCGAAGAAGAAAAAACAAATGCCGCTATGTCGGCTTTTGAAAAGTTCATGAAAATGGAGGTAAAAAAGAATGATTAATCTTGACGCAATCAAAGAGCAGAAAGCAGATATCCTTGCTTCACTGTCAGCCGCTATCAGAGATAGTGATGACAAGGGCATGGAAGCCGCCCTTGATAAGTACGGCAATCTGATTTCAGATGTTATCATGGAGCAAGTGGAGAGCACCGCAGAATCTGTCGATAATCAGATACTCAGCACCAGAGGTGTGAGAATGCTGACCAGTGAGGAAAGGGACTACTACAACGCCGTTATTGAGGCGGGCAAGTCCTCTGACCCCAAGATGGCATTGGCAAACGTTGATAAGACAATGCCAATCACTATAATCGAGTCAGTTCTTGGTGAAATCCCACAGCAGCACCCTCTGCTCAACTTCATCAAATTCCAGGATACCACTGGAATTACGAAGATGTTGGTAAATGACCAGGGTGTTCAGACCGCTAAGTGGGGAGATCTTAACACAGCTATCGACAAGGAACTCTCAGGTGCATTCAAGACCTTTGACGTTGCGCTGAAGAAGCTCACAGCATGGATTCCAGTGTCTAACGATATGCTTGACCTTGGGGCTTCATGGCTGGATAGATATGTCCGTGAGATATTAGCAGAAGCACTTTGGGTCGGTATGGAAACCGGTGTCGTGTCAGGCGACGGTCTGAACTGCCCTATCGGAATGTGCAAGGACGTATCTAGTAGTGCATCAGTAGTCGGCGGCAAGTATCCTGACCAGAAGACAGTTGCACTCAAGGAACTCTCCCCTGAAGCTATTGGTGCTATTGCCGCCCAGCTCACGAAGACCGAAGCAGGTAATAACCGTCCACTCGACAACCTCATCTTTGTGGTCAATCCAAAGACATATCTGACCAAGGTAATGCCTGCGACAACGAACTTCGTTCAGGGAAAATGGGTTAACGATGTTATGCCTATTCCATGCACTATTATCCAGTCATGCGCCGTTCCTGATGACAGAGCTATCTTCGGTCTTGGCAAGCGTTACTTCATGGGTCTTGGCATGGCTAAGGGCGGTAAGCTGGAGTTTGATGACTCATTCAAGTTCCTTGATGACGCAAGGACATATAAGATCAAGACATACGGCAACGGCAAGCCACTCGACAGCAATGCTTTCAGGTATCTGGATATCTCAAAGCTTAAGAGATTTATCCCGACAGTATACACTGTCACACCGTCAGAAACATAAGGAGTTGATATAAATGCAGCAGGCATTATTCGAGGAAGTTAAAAATCAGCTGAACATAACTTGGTCAGACGAAGCTACTGACAGAAAGATAAACAGCATTATAGCACGTGCTATAGGAGTACTTAACGGATATGCAGGTCAGGTGCTGGATATCAACGTTGACGAAAATATCAACGGCGACGCCCAGCTTCTGATCGACTGCTGCAGATATATATATAACGATTGCTTCGAGGACTTTGAAAAAAATTATCACTCTCAGCTCTTCGCACTGAGAGCAAGGTGTCAGATTGAGGAGATGTCAGGAGGAAGCGTATGATAAGCAAGCGGCAGACGTTCAATGACGGCATATGCACTATTGCAACTATCATCAATGCCAATGGCTTGAAAATCAAGCAAGCAGGCATAAGATATGACAATCGTACCGTCGGCTCAGAGCGTTTCTATAAAGCTGCCGAATACCAGCACCGCTGTGATAAGGTGATAAGAATACCACTTATCGTCGAGCCACAGGCGACTGACATTGTGATAATGAACGGCGACCAGTATAACGTCATTCAAGTTCAGATGATAAAGGACGCTAAGCCGCAGGCTTGGCAGTTATCAATCGAAAAGCGAAAAAAGAGGTTAGAAATCCATGTCAATGAGTCCTGATGAGATGGCTGAGGCTTTACAGCACGCATTTCAGCAAGAAAGTCAACGTGTTAATGAAGCCGCCAAAAGAGCCGTTAAGAAGACCGCAAAGGAAACCCGCAAGGTCGTCCAAGAACACTTCACGTTCAATAACCGCTCCGGCAAGTATGCCAAGGCGCTTACAGTTAGCACCGAGTACGAGGACTCTTTCGACATTCGGCAGATAGTGAATTTCAAGAAGAATAAGCAGTATCTTCTCACACACCTGCTGGAGTATGGCCATGCTATGAAGCGTGGTGGCAGAACGCTTCCGTTTAAGGCGAAAGCTTATCCGCACATGATATACGGACAAGAGTATGCCGAAGAAAAATTACCGGAAAACATCAGAAAGGAGATTGAGAAGTCGAAATGACATTGACAGAACTTATATCACTTTCAGGCATTCCTGCGGACAGGATTGCTAAGATAGATTTTCCAGTGGAAACGGAATTGCCGTTCGCAACATGGATAAACAAGACACCTCAGACGATATCTGCAGACGGAAGAACTGTCGCAGTTATCCCACGGATTGCAGTTGAAATATACTGCGAGCCGGAAGATGAAGAAACACATATCCTATTTGAGAACGCCCTTATGGATAAGGGCATATGCTTCTCAGTCGCCGCAGGCTATCTGGGGCAGGATCAGCAAATGGATATGTGGGTATACGAATTCGATCGCAAGGAGGAATATTAATGAAAGGAACAGTGAAAGCCGTTGCCCATGCACTGATTACAGAGTCTACAGATGTCAGTGGTGCGACAACTATCACATATGGAGAACTTAAGTATCATAAGACAAAGCTTTCGGGCACCCGTCAGGTAAGCCTTGACCCGAAGTCATCAAGCAAGGAGATATGGGCTGACGGCGTAGTAGCATTCGCAGGTCAGACTAATCAGGGTTACGAGGGAACTATCACTACCCTTGACCTGTGTGATGATCTTGAGAAAGACTGGTATGGCAATGTCATCGAAGAGAAAAACGGCACACTGGTCGAAGTAGCAAGAACAGGAGAAGCGCCAAAGTTCGGTTTGATCGTACAGTATGAGTCAACATCAGAAGCCGAGGGATACACCGAGGTTTTCCCTTACTGCTATACTACAGATCGCACGAAATTCTCAGTTAAGACAGAGGAAGACAGCGGTATGGACTATGAGTATACAGAGCATAAGATTGCCTGCAAGCCGTCACCGGCTGAGGCTACTGTCAACAACAAGAAAGGACACATTGCACGTTTCCGTATAAAGGGTAACACAGTACTCACAAAGTTTCCTGAGTACACCTACACCCCGGGTGAATGACAATGAGCAATACAATAGTCCTGACTATAGACAACAGGCAGATAGGCTTCAAGGCTACAGCAGGCCTTTTCTATCGATACAAGGAAGCATTCGGCACGGAGTACCTTGAGGACGTTGTCAAGGTACATCAGTTTGGTAAGGGCGCCTTTGTTCAACAGGTCGAATACCGCACCCTATGGGTGCTTGCCAAGACTTATGATGATAGTATACCGCCTATTCAGACGTGGCTTGACAGCTTCGCCTATGGTGCATTTCCTGTTGATGATATCTATAATCAGGTTATGCCTATACTGCAGGCAAACATGAAAGTTGACAGAAAAAATCCATAAGCGGCAGTAAAAGCGGAGATGATCGGCCTCTCAAATCGGAGGAGGTCATCTCCCTTGTTATAAACAGGGGTCTTACTGTCGCTGATTTAGACCGCATGACGTATGGTATGGTAGTGAACTATGCCTGCGCCTATGACCGACAGCGATTAATCGCCGCCGGCAAAAAGGTCATTGACCCCGAAATTAAATACGAAGAACTGAAAGCAAACCTGCCTGTTGTGGAAGAACGATATAAGCAGGGAAAAATCAGCAAAGAACGATACGAAAAGTATATTGCGAAAATAAAGGCATGGGAGGGTGAGTAATGGCTAAGTCATCATCAGATGAGAAAATCAAAGGTATGTACGTCAAAATCGGTGGTGATACGTCTGAGTATACTGCTGCCATGAAAGGGCTTAATGCTGATATCAACTCGACTACCAAAAATCTAAACAGCGTCAACAAACTCTTAAAGCTTGACCCGACTAACGTTGAATACACCGCTCAGAAACAGAAGCTTTTGAGCGAAGCTATCGAAGCCACAAAGACAAAGCTTGACGTTCTCATTAGAAACGAGAAAGATATCAACGAGCAATATAAGAAAGGCGAGTTGCCCGTTGAGTCATATCTTAAGTATCAGGAAGAGCTTGAGAAGACCAAGAAGAAGCTGAACACACTGCGAGAACAGACCAAGACCGCAGACGATAGCACCAAGGAGCTCGGCAATGAAGCCAAGGATACGTCAGATAAGGTCAAAGACCTTGGTGATAAAGCTGACCAGACAGGCAGTGTCTTCAAGGACGTTTTCTCTGCTAATCTTGCCGTTGAGGGGCTGAAAGCTATAGCTAATGCCGCCAAGGAAGCGGCGGAAAGTTGCACGCAAGTCGGCATTGACTTTTCCAGCTCTATGTCCAATGTGGCGGCGACAATGGGCATGACCGCAGAGCAGGTCAGCTCAGGCGCTGAGGACTATCAGAAGCTAGAGAACGCCGCCCGTGAATGTGGCGAAACAACAAAGTATACCGCTTCGGAGTCCGCTGACGCTCTTAATTACTTGGCTCTTGCAGGATATGACGTAAATAAGGCGGTTGAAACACTGCCGAAAGTTCTTAATCTTGCCACTGCCTCAGGCATGGACCTTGCGTCCTGCACTGATATGGTAACGGATACTATGTCAGCACTACAGTTGCAGACGAGTGACCTTGACGGTTATATGGACATGATGGCAAAGACCGCCCAGAAGTCAAATACCACAGTTGCTATGCTTGGTGAGGGCATTCTCCAGTGTGCCGGCACGGTCAAATCCACAGGGCAGGACGTTGATACAATGTGCACCTCTCTTGGAATACTGGCTAATAACGGTATCAAGGGTGCAGAGGGCGGCACACATCTCAGAAATATGCTTTTGTCGTTAACATCACCGACAGACGTTGCTTCCGCTAAGTTGAAAGAACTGGGCGTGAGCGTGGCTGACAGTGAGGGAAATATCAGAGATATCAACGATATTTTCGGAGACCTTAACGCCAAGCTTTCCAAGCTCTCAGATGACCAGAAGACCAAGGCGCTTAGCGATATTTTCAATAAGACAGACTTATCGTCCGTTAATGCCATGCTTCAAGGCATGAGCGGGTCTTTCGATGACCTGAAAGCTCAGGTAGATAACGCTGACGGAGCGTGTCAGACAATGGCTGACACCATGAATAACAATCTTAAGGGCAAACTGGCTATAATGGACTCTTCCCTTGAATCCCTTGGCATAACTATTTTCGATAAATTCAGCGCCCCACTCGAAGACGCCGCCGAAAAAGGCTCAGAGCTTTTCAGTGAACTTACCAAGGATATCAAAGATGGAGACCTCAGTGACGAATTCGACGATATGGGCAATGCCCTTGGAGATTTAGTCGAAACAGGCGCCAAGTTCGCCAAAGGTTCGTTGCCTATCCTCATTGACGGTGTAAAGTTCTTCTGCGAGCATTCTAACCTTGTTATCGGAGGATTGACAGGAATAACGTCGGCAATGGTATCAAAAAAAGCCATAAATAACGTTTCAGACCTCGTAAAGTCATTCAAGAGCCTTACAGGTGCAACAAAAGCAGCTGAAACCGCCCAGCAGGCTTTAAATGCAACTCAAAAAGCGTCGCCGGTAGGAGCAATTGCAGCTATTATAGGTACGGTAGTTGGCGGTATTGTGTCTTATGCAACTTCGGTTGATGACGCCGCTGATTCAACAAAAGTCCTCAATGACGAAGAGCAGGCGTTGGTCGACAGCACGAACGAACTGACAGACTCCATGAAGAAAGCCGCAGATCAGAGAGAAGAAGCCAAGACAGATATAGAAGCCGAATATAGCAGCTATAAAAGTCTTGCAGATAGAATTTTTGAGCTTTCTGACGCCGAGAGCTTATCTAATGACGAGAAGTTAGAAATGAAAGCCCTCGTCGAACAGCTCAATAGTGCTATGCCTGACCTGAACTTGCAGATTGATGACCAGACAGGCAAGCTGCTGAATAACAGAGACGCCGTATACGAGTGCATTGAGGCGAAGAAAGAACAGCTTCTTGTCGAAGCAGCTCAGAAAGATATGGTCGCTATATCAGAAGACCTCTATAAGGCTGAGCAGAAGCGCAATGACATTGAAAAAGCAATCACGGAAAACAAGCAGGCTCAGGCTAAAGTTCAAGAAATACTTGATAAAAGGGAAAGTAAGTTTGAAGAGTTTGACAGAACGGACAGTACAAAGCAGTGGAAGACCAAGCTTGAAGAATTAAAGAAAGCTGGAGATGAGCTTCAAAATTCGTACTACGATATCAATAGCGAACTGAAACGCTTGGATTCTAACTATAGCGATACCTCAAAATACATTTCCGAACACGCTTCTGTCCTCGATACTGATTCAAAAGCTGCTGATACAAATGCTGAAAAGATAAGTACGATCTATAACCGCACTGTCATGTATAAAGACGGCTTACACAAGGTATCACAAGAAACTGTTGACGCAATAGTTGAGATGAATAAGAGCTATGACGAAGCCGTCCAGAAACGAACGGAAGAATTGCAGAACAATCTTAACCTCTTCGACGAATTCAACGGCGGTGCTGAGATATCCGCAGAACAGCTTATGCAGAATTTGGAATCTAATCTTGACGGCATGGCAAGCTGGTCTGATGATATCAAGACGCTTGCAGACAGAGGCGTGAATAAAGGTCTTATTAAGACCTTGCAGAAAGCAGGTCCGCAATCTGCAAGCAAGATAAAGGCGTTACTTTCCATGTCACAGCCTGAGTTGAAAAAGTACAGTGATATGTGGGAAGAGTGCATGGGTGACTGTAAGAAGATAGCAACATCAGAATTTGACGAGCTCAGGCAGCAGTATGATAAAACCATAAAGACGCTTTTAAAGCGTGACCAAATAAGCCAGATATCAGACGTATGGAAACAAACAGGTGCGGCAATGATGGTAGGTATGCAGCAAGGCATATTGTCTGCACAGCAGTCTGTCATTGATACCGCAACCAGTGGAGCGAACGCAGTGCTTGCGGCGGTCAAGGGGGTATATGATATACACTCCCCTTCAAAGGCATTTGAAAATATATCGAAAATGAATGCGCAGGGTGAGATCAAAGGCTGGAAGTCATCAGAGGACGATATCATCAAAGCCTATACCAATACTGGTGACAAGATACTGTCAGAGAATATGCGCAATACATACAGCGATACGAATAGGGTCGCAAGGTCGGTATATAATGGATCATATGCCCACAGTATCACGCAGAAAGCAGCAACAAGCGCCACAGAAAACACGCAGGTCATCCCAACAGTCAGACAAATGCCCGAGACTATTCATAACGTGATAGTATTCCCGAATGGGAAAGTGATTGCAGAGGAAACAGTTCCATTTATAGATGTAATGCTTGGCGAAAGAGCTGCGAGAAAGAAAAGAGGTAGTGCAGTATGACACGACAAATCAGATTTAATGGCAAAAAGTCGTATGAGGATTTTAAAATCAGAATAATCAGTGCAACAGTTGCAGAGCCGAAGAAGCGTGAGATCAAAGTGACTGTACCTTATCGCAACGGCAGTATTGATCTGTCTGACTATGACGGCAATTTTTATTTTGACGACACCGAAGTATCATACAAGATGTTCGTATCTGATACAGAACCTGTCACACTGCTCCGCAGGATTGAGAAGATCAAGAGCTGGTTATGTGAAGCTCCACAGCAGAATATTTATGACAACTATTCCGAGAACTATCATTTTGTCGGCAAGTGTAGAACTGTTGAGACCAGCCTTGGTGAAGATGACATAACAGCTACTCTCGATGTCACTTTCGATGTAGCACCATATAAGGTCTCTGACGACTTTGCAGACACAGCATGGGACACTTTTTCATTCGATGATGATTGCCTCAATCAGATGCCTCTCTCCTGCATAGCACACACAGACGGCTATCATTCCCAGCCGGGGGTACTATACTTCTATTCTTATGCCAAAGATGACATAGTTCCGAGCTTAAGGTATCACAAAAATGCTAACGATAAGGACAAACGAGGATTGACAATGCTTGATCTCAACGGTCATACCCTCACAGAAAACCTATACAAAGAAACTGAATCAACGTTTAGAATGCAAAATTTCGTCGTCAAACCCGGCACAAATGTCTTAGCTCTATACGGATCTGGTTCACTTGAAATCGAACTGGTGGAGGAAATACTATGTTAGTTACACTCGATGATGCAAAGACGCTTCACGATACTGGTTCTGTCAGAACCAACAAGCTGACAGGAACCATCGTCAAAGAAATAAACGCTATTGACATTTTTACGTTCAACATATATCCCGACAACAGCTACTACTCCGATTTAAAGGAACTGACATCGTTGATAAAGGTTTACGATAAGGAAAGCCTGATATTCGATGGCAGAGTACTGACGATATCACCATACATGACTGATAGTGGCGAGATTGGCAAACAAGTTGTCTGCGAGGGCGGTTTGTGTTTTCTGAAAGATAGTGTACCAATTATCAAACAGCTAAAGTGCACAATAAGAGCATATATAGCCACACTACTTTCAGCACACAATAAATCTGTTGAAAGCTACAAGCAGATACATATTGGCAATATTAACTGTTCACAAGTGCAGCATACATTTAATCCAGGATATGAAGACACGTTCTCAGAATTGACGAAAAACCTGATTTCCGGTGAAGATATCAGAGGTGAAATGAGGGTGCGCATCGGCAAAGGAGGCATTAGATTTTTCGACTTCATAGCAAACGAATTTTCAGAGTTCAGCAATAAAACGATACAACTAGGAAGGAATATGCGATCTATCACGCAGGCGATAGACCCAAGTGAGATCATCACAAGGCTGTATCCGTTAGGTGCTGTCATCAACGATGATACGGGCGAACGTGTGACGCTTTCGGGCGTAACAAAGTATATTGACAACGACCAGCTGATAAAGCGGTACGGAGTACACGCCGGAACTATGATATTCGACAATATCACCACTCCAGGCGCATTGTCTGGAGCTGGCAGAGTATGTGCCGGAGCACTAAAAGCAGCAAAAGTTCAGTATGAGGTATCGGCTATTGACATTGATAAGAAGCTAGACGGCTTTGCAGTTGGCTGCAGGTATCGTGTAGTCAATAGCTACCTTGGCATCGACGAAATATTGAGATGCATTGGCACCAGTATCGACATCAATGACAGATCACAGAATGTGCTGACATTTGGCGACAAGATTGACACGATTAGTGGAATGTCAGCAAGAAAATAGGAGAATGATTATGGCAAAAGCAATTGATATAAGTTTAGAGGTCACACAGGTGGCAACAGCATATACAGGTCGAGACGTCCGACAGGCTATTGTCGACGCATTGAACGCCACACAGAACGCAATCAATGAAATGAATATGCCAGCAGGATCTCAGACCCTTATCGTACCGTCAGAGACGACACTGGCCACAACGACTTTGAACCTGCCGTTCACACCGACTCAGAACACGCAGATCATCTGTAGTCTGCGAGAGGTGTCGGCACCAAAAGTGAGAAGGTTGTGTGTAGAAACATTTTTCACAAGCAACAATTTGATAGTAGCGCTGACGAACGCAGAAAGTGCAAGTGCTACCGTTCCACAAGGTGAGTATATTATTGACTGGATCGTAACAAAGCCATAGAAAGGAGGAATATCAATGCACATAAAAATCAACGAAGACTACAATGTAGTCGTGAACACAGCCCTGCTAGGCTACGTCGGTGAAACAAATGCCCGTCCTGTGTCTGTCGAAGGGCTGACAGTAGACGGTGCAGACCGCTATGTGTTAACGATAGACTACGGCGACGGCGTTCAGTATGAGGTCGATATCACAGGTGGACAGTGGACACCTACGGCAGATATACTGCGGTCAGCGCAGACAATATCGTGCCAGATAGCGGCTAAAAAACTGTCAGGCGATGAGTATATTTTAGTTAAAAAATCACGAATCTTTCGACTGCGAATAGGTGCGGCAATCGGTGATACAGCTATCCCGTCACCAAGTGTGGCAGCTGACGCACTAGACCGCATAGACGCCATAGGCAGACAGGCACACGCAGATAT